ATTCTGTTATGTTTGTTTCGCTTAGGTCTAAACTTCCTCCTACTGTTAAGTTACTTGGTAATTCTGTTATGTTTGTTCCTCTTAGGTATAAACTTCCTCCTACTTTGATTTTCTCATTTTCTACTGTAACTTCATTATTACAATAATTTTCCCTAAGTACTTGTTTAAATTTTTCTATATTCATCATTTTCTCCCTTCAAGATTTTTAAAATCTACCTTCCCAACAGTCTTTTAACTCTCTTTTTATTTTACAAGTTTCTAAATCAATTTTGTCTGCTATTATACTTTTAAAAGCATTGTTATAACTATCTCCAAGAGCATGTGTTGTTGGACTTAATGCATATACTAATTTTTGTAAATATTTATCATTTAACTTTTCTTTTTCTTCTAACTTCTCTATTAGCTTTTGCTTGTCTGACTCTAGTTGTTCGATATATTGTAATACTCTTCTTAATGTTTCTGTATCTTCACTCCACATAGAATAAGTAAAACATTCAGATATATTTTTTAATATTTTAATATCCTTTTCTATTTCTTCTTTACTTTGCATTGTTTGCCTCCAACCTTTCTAATATGTTTGTTCTGTATTTGTACTTTGGGTTTTCTTGTTTTTTTCTTAAAATTCCTTGTTCTTTTAAATTCTGAATAATGTCTCCTGTTATTAATTTGTTGTTGTATTTATCTGTAAATTTCTTTATAAGTTCTATCATCTCTATGTTATTTTTTATCTCCCTTCGTTCCTCTCTTAAGGTTTTTCTTAATTTTCCTATTCTGGCTAATTCATAACATTTCAATGTATGATTTTCTATGTAATGGTCTAAATCCGATAACTCCATATCTTTTTTACTTAATTTTTCATATTCTTCGTGTAAATTATTACTCGTATTATTAAATAAATTAAGCATATATTTCATTAGTTCTTCTACTGGCATATTATCCTCTCCTGTATTCTTAAAATTTACTTTATTTAATAAAATCTTAATTGTTGTTTTACATCTTCTAATCTTTCTATGCTATTTTCATAGTATTCTCTATCCTTTTCAATGCAAATAAATCTTCTGTTTGTGTTATAGCAAGCTACTGCAGTAGTCCCACTTCCACTAAAGCAATCCAAAATCAAATCATTTTCTTTTGAATAATCTAATACTATTTTTTCAAATAATCCCAATGGCTTTTGCGTTGGATGTATTCTTACATCTTTATTTTTCATGTTTTGTTGTAACATTCCATTCCATGTCCAGTCGTATTTTCTTGTAGCTGTTTTGAAATTAGTCCATGCCAGTTCGCAATCAGCAAAGTCATTATTTCCATTGTTTTTATTCCATACAATCCAACACGGACTATTGTTTAAATATTCTATAAAATAATTTCCACCAAATATTATTGCTTTTTTAGACACTCTTAGCATTTCATTAAAATATATTTTGTCTGGTATTTTATCATCCCAATTTTTATTTCCATAGTCTTTTGCTTTTGCAAGATTTCCTCTTGATTTATTTTTATTTGAACTTTCTTTAATCCCATATGGCGGGTCTGTTAGTAATAAGTCAATGCTTTTATTTGGTATATCTTTTAATACATTAATACAATCATCGTTAATTATAGTATTTATTATACTCTCAAATTTCATATCTTCATCTGCTCTCCTATTTTTAATTTTTTCTTTATTTCTTGTATTGGCTCATCTGCATACTTACATTCATTTGTTCCGATTGAAATAATAACTTTCCAATCTCATACAGTCACCACAGTTTTTGCATTTTCCTGTTAATTCTTTGTATTTCATAAGATAGCCCTAAAATGGTAATTCATTGTTTTTTATTGATTTTCTGTATTTAAACTTAAATTTTATATCGTCTAACCAAATTTTAAATTTAAACTTTATCCTTTTAATGCCTTTTAGTCTATAATTTAATTCATAATCCAAATCGTAATAACCATAACTCCAATGTCCTAGATATTTACCACAATTAGCACAAACTGTATCATATTCAATAGCTCCATGTTCATCGTAATAAATATTTTCATCAAATTGATTTTCATGCTTGCACTTTTTCATAACTTCCTCCTATTCCTGTGGCATTTCATAAACTTTTGGTGTATTATATATTCCTCTGATATCATTACCAGTTATATTTTGTATAGTTGTATATTCTTTGTATCTATTAACTATTTCTTGTAATACTTCTTTTGCTCTTTCTTCTGTTTTATAGTGCCCGATAAATAAACCACACACTCCTGTTTCCACTTCGTTTGTTTCTCTGTATATATTTATTGATGTAGAATTAGTTGCTCTATCTAATTCAATAGTTTTTATATTTTCGAAATTTATAATTGCTGTTTTATCTTGACTTACTATTATCATTTTTTATTTCCCCCTTCTAACAATTTTGGATTATCATATATACTTCCTATTACTTCTATTTCTTCATAGTCTGATAATGGTTCATTTTCATAAAGAATAGTTTTTGTTCCTGTAACTATGTATTGTGCATATGTAGTTGAATATTCTACTTTAGCAAATACATCTAAACTATTTTTTTGAAACTTTAATCTTACTATATCTCCCTCGTATATTTCTTTTCCGTTTTTGTCTTTTAAGCCTGTGTATTGTCCTACTGTATTTTTATCAACATTTATTTTGCCGTAATATGGAACATCTATCCATACTCTGTCTGTATCAAAAGTTATGCCACCATATATCCATTTATTTTTTTGAATTATAGTATTTTATCATCTGGAAAATTTACTGTTGTTTTTCCTCTAAATTTTATTTCACGCATTGCTATTCCTCCTAATCTATCGTGTAATGACTTGTATTTTCTGCCATCATCTTTTCTATTTCTGTTGCTCTTCTATACACTGCTACTTTCTTATGTGTCAAATAATCCTCTTTTGTGCCACATTCTATTAATTCATAGTATTCATTTACTAGCTCTGTTAATCTTGGTCTTACATGGTTCATGTCAAAGTACTTCGAATATTTCTTAGCACACATTTCGTTCTCTATTTCTCTTGCTGTCATTTCTCTATTACCTATTATTTCTAATATTTGCATATATTTTGTTAGTTGCTTTGGTTTTATATCTTCAAAACTTAATTGTCTTGTTTGCTTAGTATTCATTTGCTTTCACTCTCCTATTTGAATTTTTTATTTATACTCATTAAATCTATGAATAATTGTTCTTGTTCTTCTAAAGTCAATAACTTATAATCGGAACAATTTTGACATTCTGTTATTATTTGCACTTTTTTGTTTGCGTTTTCTTTTTCGATTTGCTCTTTATATTTATTAAATAAAAATAAATAAATATTATTATCATTATTGTTTGTGTTCATTGGCTGTTCATCTGCTGTTCGTTCGCTGTTCATTTGTTGTTCAACTACTTGTTCATTTTTTTGGTATGTATCGTAGTTAAGTATTGTAATTACTGTGTATCGACTTGTTTTTTGTTGTTCGACTTGATGTTCATTTTCAAAACACTTTAGTATACGATAAATTTTATTTTCTTGAACGTGAACAACCTCTGATAATTTGTGCCTTGATGTTAAAAGTTGACCTCTTCTTACTAAAACTTTTTCGTTTCCAATAAATACTTCTTTGTCTTGATGATTAGCTTTTAACAGCAGATATAACCACAAATGAACATATTCGCTTTTGCTAAACCATGAGGCTTCTATTAATTTTCTATGTATTCTTATCCAACCCTCCATTCATGGTTGCTCTCCTTTCGTAAAATTAGGGTAGAATGTTTGTCCTACCCTGTTGCTTAATTTTTCTTAAATATTTCATTAAATTGTTTGTCATTACAAAAACATAGGTGATATATTGCTATTACTACTATTAATCTAAGTATTGGAACACATGATGTAGCTAATATTGATGCTTGTACTCTATTATTTTCTTCATTGTATTTTATTATTTTTTCTAATCTTCCTTTGCTATCTAAAAATATTTTTGAAATACTTATACTTGCTTTTATTATTATGTAAAAAATTATTATTGACATTAAATAATTCCACATTTTTATTTCCTCCTATTTTTTATAAATTAATTTTTCTTTGTTCCAATTTGCTCCATAAATGTCTTTTAAATAGTTTTCTATGTACTCTTCATATAATTTAGTATCTTGTCCAAAATCTTCTTGGTAATGACATTCTGGGCATAATGTAACTACGTTTTCTTCTATGCCTAAACCACCTTGACTTCTTTTTATGAAATGTGCATTTGCACAAGTTTTTGGAACATATTTCCCACAATATATACATCTATTGTTGTCCCTGTTCCATACAATTCCTTTTATTTTAGGATTTATTTCACAAGCCTTACTTCTTTTGCTCATTTTTTATCCCAACTTTCTAACAAAGCATCTATCTCTGCTTTTGGTTTTGTTTCTATTCCTAATTGCTTACATTCTTGTACTATTAATTCAATCAATTTTGACATTTCAGCTGTGTTATAACTACTAGAGCCATAATATGTAACTACATTTGTATAACCGTTCAAACTTGCTCTTCATCGTTTCTGTTATCCAGCCAATTCCATTTTTACTCCATGCTTGTCTAAATCTTTCTACTGCTTCATTTTTTATTGGTACTATTTCATAACTTCCAATGTTTTTTATTAAGTCTCTATAAATATCTTCTTTTGGTATATTTAATTTGTCTTGTAATTCTCCTAACAATTTCCATGCATAAGCATTACTGTCTAACGACCTTTTCTTGAAAAACTGTTTTATTGCTATTGTTAGTTTTTTAAGCTTAGATAATTTTTCTATGTTTTCTAAATCTTTTATATCTAGTAAAAGTGTTACTATTGCTTTACCTGTTTTCCAGTCTTTATTAAAATTGGTTATTATTCCAGTTACTTGCATTTAAACACCTACTTTTTAGCTTTAAAATCATTTACTATATTCATGTAGTCTTTTATTTTTATTTCTGCTGTATTTTTGTATCCATATTGACTTAAAATTAATTCAACTACATCGTTTTGTATTTTTGCATTTCCTATGGCTTTATTTAGGCTTTCTATCATTTTCTTGTCTATTAGTTTTTCATTGTCTTGTTGTTGATTTTTATATTCATCTGTATCTGCATCTTTTGTGTCATCAATACAAAATAACCCATTTAAAGCATATTTTCTTGCATAGCTACTTGCTGTTCCTGTTATTTGACTGTCGTCCATTCCTTTTTTAGTCTCACTTTCTCTTGCATAAGCTATATTTTCTATTATTGCTTCTTCCTCTGTATCTTTTAAGATTGCTGTTGCTTTTATGTAATATCTATCTCCTAAAAATGCTATGTCATCTGTTAATTGTAATGTTACTCTATTTTCTTTTAATAGTGGCTTTACTGCTTCTAATATATCTTCACAGCTTCTATACATGTAATTTCCAAACTTATTTTTTTGTCCTTTTGGAGCTTTTAATTCTGTTTGTATATTTAATAATTTTTCATTTATATTCATTTACAATCTACTCCTTTCAAAGTCATAGTTCATTTGTTTTTCTTCTTCGTCATATTCCTTTTGTAGTTGTTCTTTTACTTCTTCTAGTTCGTTTTGTGCTTCAAATTTTAATTCTTTTAGCATTTCTATGTAGTATTTGTCATTTATATCCTCTACTAATATATCTATTGAATTAACTATATGGTCCAATTCATCATATCTTTTTTGATAATTCATTTTACACGCCTGCCCATCTTGATTTTTTTAATTCTTCTGGCAATATATAATTAGTAATATATTCTTTAGCTGGTTCTATATGTTCTGCTCTAAAATCACTAATATTTCTAACTCGTAAATCCCATTTTAAATCACTCATTATTTTTCTTTCTGCTCTTTGTCTGCCATCTTTCTTTTGCCATTCTTCTAAGTTTTGAGGTAGTTCAACTTCTTTTTGTACTTTCTCAATTATCATTAATCTAATAGCATTATACGCACTTGTATTTCCTGAACTCCCCCTATTTACTATACTTTCTAAAAATTTGTTTCTTTCTTCCAATTCTTTTATTTTATTTAACATTTCTTGTTCACTCATATAAAAATACCTACCTTTCAAATATCTCTAACAGACCACTTGAAAAATAGGTATTCTATATGTTAAAATATATATAGAATTACTTTTCAAGTAGTTCATGTGCCTTAAATTATCTGAACAGTTTACCAGACAATGCAGATAATTTAAGGTTGTTTTTTATTTTTCTTTTTTTACTAGTTTTATTTCATAATTACTTAAGTCTTTTTTGCTTAATATTATAATATCTTCTTTATCATTGTAATAATAATTGACTTGCCTATCTTCTGGAGTTATCTCCATCCTTTTTACATCTGTTATAGGCAATGCTATTTTGGGAGTATACGAACCTCTTCCACTTTTATTAAAATTGATTTTCAACTTTCTTTCCTCCATATATAGGCTCCTTTCCATTTGACAGTATCGTGATTTTATTATATAATACTATTAAAGGAAAGGTTGGGGATTTTAATATCCCCTTTCCTCTAATCCTTTATGGATTAGTCTAATTTGCTCTTTGTTTTGAGCATGTACTCGTTTGGCTTGGCGGTCGGCGAGTACTTTTTTTATAAACTTTTTCATAGGATTTTTACCTCCTTTCTCTTAAGATAGTTATATATTATCATATCACGTTACCATATGTCAATACTTTTTTCAAAACTTTTTAAAATATTTTTCTCGAATTTTAAAACTATTGTTATTACTGCGTTTCATCTGATAAACTATTCAATTTTCAATGTGCATTTGCTATTTTTTCTATTTCATGCTATAATTAGCATGAAATCATATGTTTATATAAGATTTTTTATTTGAACTAGTATGTTTTGCTGACGTCTAGTTCTTTTATAATGTTTATGTTTTCTTTTCTTAGTTCATTAAAAATTACATTTCTACGTTGTTTTTTAGCTTCTTCAGATATTCCACTTCTGTCTATTTCTTCAAGTTGTCTTATCTTAGCTATTGTATGTTGACTTGTTGATTTTGCGTGCATGATTTTTAATTCTAAATTGCTTATATCATCTCTGTTTAATGTATTTTCTTCCTTTATTTTTTCAAGTTCTTTTTTTAAGTTGTTGTTTTTTATTATTAATACAATATTATCAAAAAGTTTTATCATTCTTCTCATCTCCTTTCTCTTGTAAAATCTAATCTATTTTTACTTCACATTCATATTTTTCTGATAATTCTTTTTCTGCTTCTTCTTTTGTTATCTTTTTTACTTGTTTTACTATATTTAAAATCCCATAGCAAATTTCTCCATCTTTGACTTCTTCTACATTGATTTGCATATCTTCTTTTTCTGTCTTTTTCCAGATTGCAAGTCCTGCAAATATTCTAAGTTTAGAACTAATCCATTTTGATGTAATGCTTAAGCCTGCTTCTATTCCATCTCCTGCTTCTATTCCATCTCCTGCTTCTATTCCCCATCCTGCTTCTATTCCATCTCCTGCTTTTATTCCACATCCTGCTTTTATTCCCCATCCTGCTTTTATTCCACATCCTGCTTCTATTCCATCTCCTGCTTTTATTCCACATCCTGCTTTTATTCCATCTCCTGCTTTTATTCCATCTCCTGCTTTTATTCCACATCCTGCTTTTATTGTTTTTTTAGATGTTATTCGTCCTTTAACATCAATACTTCCTTGTACTTCTAGCCAATCATCTAACTCAACCTCTAAATCTTCATCCACTTTTAAGTCTCCCTCTATATAGTAGTTTCCGTTTTTTAATCTTTTCATATTTTTATAATTTTTATCTATTAACATCTTTCTTTTCCTCCTTTTTTAATTCAACGTTGTTGCTGTCATAAAGCCATAAAGCATTAAGCTTGTCCACATTGTGTGAAAAATTGTGTATAATTATTTTTTATTTTGCTTGTCTTTGTCTAATGCTAGATATATACTGCAAATACACAGTAGTGCATATGCTAAACTAAACATGTTATTTTCCTCCTTCTTTTGTGTTTTTTACATTTTCTACCACCTGTGTTATAATTTAGTTGAAAGGTGGTGATTGTTATGGATAAAAAATTCTTTTCTTATAAGTATGTCAAAATTTTGGCTCTAAACTCTACATTAAAAACTTTTAAAGATACTGACAAGTTAATGTTACATACTTCTAACGGTATTTATGTTGGAAAACTTAAAGAACCTGTAAAATATCAAAAGCTTGACTTCCAACCAAATGATGATTTTCAAACTGTTTTTCATAAAACATATTTATCTTTTTTAAACGATGGAAATATTCCTGAAAACTTTGAAAAAATAGCAGAAAATCCTCTTTCTATTGAATTAGAAGATGTAACTCTTATTACAGCTAACACAAGAATATCGATACCTTATGTTGAACTGTTTGTTGACCAAATTATTGGCTATTCAAAAGGTTCTCTTTAACATTTGCTTTTAATTTATCGATACCAATATCTTTAGTGTTGATTTCAAAATAACTTAATACTGACTTGCACTCGGTATTAGTTATTTTTTTTACTTCTTCTACTTCTTTTTCTAATTGTTCTTTATTTGTCGGAAGTGGTACTAACGATAGATGTAAAATCCTATTAAGCAGGTTAGGTAATTCCACATACAACAATGTTTCTCTTTCTTTTGTCTTGTCTTTCATTTCTCTTTCCTCCTTTTTAATCTTTTTTGTTTTTTTCTAAATCCTTTTGAGCCATTCTTACGAAAATGGCAGCCATTTCCTTGTAAATCTCTTCTTTTTCTTCTTCTGTTGTATCTACAAAGTGTCTTGTCACTTTATACTCTCTTTTCATAAGACCAACTCCTTTCTTAATTTTTATTCATGTTGCTTGTACTAATTTACTTGTTTTTCTATTGTAGGAATAATGTTATTTTTCTTTAATATTTGATACAGGAACAATCTTCCCTTTTGTGTCCATTTTGTAGTCATTGTTACATCCTTTGTTCCATCTTTGTGTTCATATTCAATAGTTTCACTATGCGTATATCCACAATTATGATATCGGCTATATAAGAACCATTGATGACCTTGCTTGAATTGTACTTTTAGTTCGTGTAACTTTTTATTTAACATTTTAGCTGACATTCCGTAATCTTTTGCTATTGCTGTTATTGTAACTAATGCTTTACTTTGCAATATTTGGTCTAAATAATCTGCTTTTGGTTTCAATTCTCCTATTAATTGTTTTTGTTGTGTATTCTCCAATTTCAAAAAATTCATTTTTCCTTCTGCTATTTTTAATGCTCTTGCCATTATCTTTTCTGGACTGTTAAAATCTTTTTCTACTTGTAAAAAATATTTTCTTACCTCTTTGCCTTTTTCATTTCTCTGTATCATTGCTATTTCTTTTGCCATATCTAATTTAATTGCGTGATTTGTTTCAGGTCTTCCTCCTTTAGGTTTCGTACAATTTTGTTCTAAAGTTACAAAATCAATATTTTCAGTAAAACCATATTCCACCATTCTTGGAAACCATATTCTATATGGTGTTTCAATTCCTAATGCTCTGTGTAATTCTCTACCACTTACTATTGGCTCTTGATTTTCATTTACTTCGATTTTAATTAAATCTTTCACTTGCTTTTGCCTCCTTTTTGTTTCTTGCACAATATTTTGTGCTTAACTATCAAAAAAAATAGTATGCACTTTCTTTCCTAATGCATTTGAAATCTTTTCCATAACTTCATATGTTACATTTACATTGTCTTTTGTTTCTAATGAAGAAATGGTATTACGCGAAACTGTTGATTTAATTGCTAATTCTTCTTGTGTCATTTTTAGTTTTTCTCTATATTCTTTTACTTTGTTCTGCATTTTATACCTCCTTTTCTTTTTGCACAATATTTTGTGCTTTTAAATATATTATATACATCTATTTTAAAATGTCAAGTATTTTGTGCAAATTTTTTTGTTTTTTTTTATTTCTATTGATTTTTTGCACAATTTATTATACAATTAATTATGAAAGGTGATTAAAATGTATATTGGAGAAATAATTAAAGATTATAGAATTAAAAACAATATATCTCAAAGAGCATTCGCTGAAAGAACTTCTTTAAGTCCTTCATATATTAATACTCTTGAGAAAGTATACAACCCCAAGAATGGAAAACCATACTCTGTTACTATTGAAGTTGCAACAGAATTATCTAAAGCAATGTTTATGAGTATACAAGATTTATTATTCCTTATTAATAACGACCAAGCATTTATTATAAATTCTACTAATACTAATTTAAAAATAGATAAGCCAGAAAATCCAGTAGTAAAAATCCCAATTCTTCGGCACTGTAAAAGCTGGATATGATTGGTTAGCCGAAGAAAATATAATAGGATATATAACAGACAAAGACACTGTACAGCATTATGAAAAAAATATAAATGAATACTTCGCACTACAAGTTACAGGTGATAGTATGTTGCCACTCCTTAGTCAAGGTGATTTAGTTATAGTCCATGACCAAGATGACGTAGATAGTGGACAAACTGCTATTGTTCTTATAAATGGAGAAGAAGCTACAATAAAAAAAGTAATAAAAACTAATGAGGGTATAGAATTACACTCAATGAACCCTTATTATCCTATTAAAAAATTCACATTTGAAGATATGAAAAAAATACCTATTAAAATAATAGGTAGAGTAAAAGAAGCTAAAATCAAAGGTGCTTTTGAATAGAGGTGGTAAAATGGATGCGATTTATGGAAGGCAATCAATTGAAAAAAAAGACAGTGTAAGTATAGAAACACAAATAGAAAAATGCAAAACCTTTTGCGATGGACAAAATTATAAAATATACACTGACGCAGGTTATTCTGGAAAAAATATCAATAGACCTCAATTCTCTAAGCTTCTTGAAGATATAAAAGCAGGAAAAATAAAAAAAGTTATTGCTTATAGATTAGACCGTATTAGTAGAAGTATTGCAGACTTTTCACAATTGCTAATAATGTTCGATGAATACAATGTAGATTTTATATCAGCTACTGAGAATTTTGATACTAACTCTCCAATGGGAAGGGCTATGATTAATATAGTTATGACTTTTGCTCAATTAGAAAGAGAAACAATTGTAGAACGTGTTACAGATAATTATTACTTTAGAGCAAACAATGGATATTGGGCTGGTGGATATGCTCCATACGGATATGAAATACAACATATTATAGGTAATGATGGAAAAAAACATTCTATCTTAAAACAAAATAAAGAACAAGCTAAAATCGTAAAGAAAATATATGATATGTATATAAATAAAAACATGAGTATGAGGAAAATTGCACAGCAACTAAATTACGATAAAATTCCAACATTGAAAAAAGGACTTTGGGGAATAAATGCTATATCTGCTATTTTATCAAGACCAATATATACTCCAGCAACAGCAAAAATATACGACTATTATTATAACTTAAATACTAACATTACAAACAATATTGAAAATTTTGACGGAAGTATGACTGCTAACCTATATGGAAAAGCAAAAAAGAATGTAAAAGTTAAAGCTATAAGAAACTATGATGAAATGTATCTATCATTAATAAATTGCACACCTATTATTTCGAACGAGATTTGGCTTAAAGCTCAAAAAATTAAAGGAACAATAAAACATATGCCTCCACGAACTAATACTTCTAAAATCTCATTTTTATGTGGATTAGTTAAATGTGGAAAATGTGGCAGTAATTTAGTAACACAAAGTTGCAAGAATAAACAATACTATTATTTAATTTGCAGTAAAAAAAGAAATTTAGGCTCTTCTATTTGTGATAATAAAATGATAAATACATCAAAATTAGAAACTATAGTGATTTCAGATATGAAAAATTATTTTAATTCAAAAAACATAACAAAAAAAATAAAAGCTTTTGTAGAAGATAATAAAAATAGAGATATTGAAAAACTAAACAAAAAAGAGCAATTAGAAAATGATATTATAAAACTAAATTTACAAATAGACAATCTTATTAATTCTATTGCAGAAGCTAACCAATTTACATTAAAATATATAAATAAAAAAGTTGAAGAAATAGAAAAAGAAAAACAAAATAAGATGCAAGAAATAAACAGTTTAAATCTCAATGACACTGAAAATGAAGATATAATTGAATATGTGAAAAATATTAATGATAAATTAAATTCCACTGACTTTAACGAATTAAAAATCCTATGTAAAACAGTAATAGACAAGATAGTTGTAACCGATGAAAATATAGACATACACTATAAAATATAGTTGTATGTCTTTTTGACTTTAATGTATCATTATTAAAATCAAAATAACATACTATTCGTTATAATAATTAAAGCACTTAATCATGCCTAATCGGTACATTTTACTAAATGTCTTCTTAAATATTTTTACTATTATTTTTTCCTTAAAAGTTAACTCCTTTTTTAGTTCTCTATACACTACTTCTATTTCTCTCATAAACAATCCCTCTCTTTCGTAAATATATCGGTTACAACTATCCAATCTACTAAAGCAAGTAAATTTTATTAATAATTTACTTAAAGAATTGTTCTTGTTGATTATATCGTTACTTTCTTTTTTTGTAAATGCTTTTTCTTCATTTAATTCATTATACTTCATACAATCCATACTCCTTTTTTTATTTCTTAGAAGCTTCTGGACGTAGAATATATCTAATCTTGTCCACTATGGTGGAAATTTTACGAAACAGTCATTTTCTTTTACGAAAAAAAATTAGCACAAAATTTGTGCTATGGTATTATCTCATACAATTCTTCAACTTCAATATTCAATGCTTGTGCTATCCTTACAGTCATCGATAGTGACGGTTCTTTTTCGTTTTTTTCTATATAGTTTAAATGTGATGTTGATATTCCTGTCATTTTTGAAAGCTGTTGCAAACTTATTCCGTTTTTCTTGTCTAATTTGTTTTAATAAAACCTCTATTTTCATACTTTCCCACCTTTATCTTTAGTATGCCCTAAATTTTATATATCATACATTTTGTCCACTATGGTGGAAAAGTGCCATTTTCTTATACGAAACTAAAAAAAGAAGTCTTAAACGACCTCTTGTGCTATTTCTATTATTCGTTTAAAGCTTCTTGTTCTAGATATGTACTTTAAGCTTTCAATATTTAGTATTAGATAATGTTCTAATAACTTGTTGTATTCCTTTTTGCTTTTTATTTTTAATTCTTTTATCATTTTTAATGATTTGATATAATATTCTTTCATTTTTTTCTTTCGCTCCTTCTTTGGTATTGTATCATTTTTTGTGCGAAAATGGTAGTAGTTTGTCGAAAAAACTATTGAATAAAAATGGAAAATATGTTATATATAAAATTATATTTTGAAAGGACTTTGATTATGGATAATAATGAAGAATTAATAACTAATATGATTAACAAATCTAAGGAAGCTTTTTTATTAGCAGTAGAAATATATAACAAACCCACTATTAAGTATAGAGTTGAAGGATTTTCATTCTTTATTTGTAATGCTTGGGAATTAATGCTTAAATCACATATATTAAAAACAATAGGAAATAATGCTATCTATTATAAAGACAATCCAAACAAAACTATTAGCTTAAGTGAATGTGTAAAAAAGGTTTTCACAAATGATAAAGACCCTCTAAGAATTAATCTTGAAAAAATTATTGAATTGAGAGATACAAGTACTCATTTTATTACAACAGAATATGAAATGATTTATATTCCACTATTTCAAGCTTGCTTGTTTAATTTTTATGAAAAAATACAACAATTTCATAATATAGATTTGAGCGAAATAATACCTCAAAACTTCTTAACATTAACAACTAGCATGAAATCTTTTAATGAATTAGAAATTAGAGCAAAATATCCAGAAGAATTATCTAACAAACTTATAGATACTTATAACACATTAACTCCACTAATTGAAAATAATAATAATGGATTTGCTATAAAAATTGAACATTATCATTATATTACTAAAAATAGGAACGAAGCTACTGAACTATTGCATATTGACAATACTTCTTCTGAAAGTGTAAAAGTAATTAAAGAATTAAAAGACCCTAACGTTACTCATAAATATACTATGAAAAAACTGAATAAAGAAGTGACAAAAAGACTAAATAAATTTGGCATCAATATAGAATTTAATCAATATCATTTTCAGCTATTTGCTAATTATTATGATATTAAAACTAATTCTAAATTTTGTTATATTAATACAATTGGAGAAACACCTACCTATAGCTATTCTATACAAGCTATTGATTTTATTGTTGATGAGTTTAAAAAAGACCCTACTAATATAGTAAGTAATTTAAAAAATAAATTAAAATCAAAATAATAAAGCTAACCCCAGGGGCAAAGGATTCTAAATATACAAATGTATATCTACTCCCATTCGGGAACCCAGCCTTATCCTTCCCAAGTTAGCTTATGTTATATATAATATACAATATTTTAAGAAAAAATGCAAGTTTTTATAAAATGTAATAAAAATTTAATCAATGTAATTGATTTGTAATATGATTACTCATACTTGTATTTAAAAGGTGATTTAAAATTTAAAGGCTAGACTAGAGCAATCTAATCTAGCCTTTTTTTATAATTTACTACAATAATCTAAACAAATCCACCCACTTGCTGTATATCCAAAATTTCCACTTATTTTAGTTACTGTACATACTACACCTCGTTTATATCCATTTGTGTAATAGTTTCCTAATCTTCTATTTTGACTTCTAGCATTATTGGTTAGTTGTTTACATGTTTTAGCTTTATACTTTGTTCCTGCCCCATATCTTACATTTAAAACAGAAGCATTAACCTTATATGTTCCTGTCCTATAACCAGTTATTTGAGTTTTTGATGTGTTAGGATAGCTTGCTAAATAATTAGAACTTACCCATTGACCATTTCCTATTCTACTCCAATTTCCATTTGTTTCATAGACTGTGACTTGTGTATTATTTGCAAGTCCACTAACCCTAGTTCCATTTGGTGCATTCCTAATATTTAAACCACCATTTGCTTTTACATATCTTGTATAAGCAGATGTTGTAACTGTTTGTGTGTTGTTTACTGCTGTATTGCTATCGTGCTTATAAGCATAAAATCCATTATAATTAGCATATTTTCTAAAATTATCTATACTACAATACACTGTATTTCCATCTACTCTTACTTTTCCTCGTCTTGTACTGGTTTCAAATTTTCCTGCATATAGGTATGGGTCATATATCTTTAGCATATCTTCATCTATGCCTACTATTGCCATTAAATGTCCACCAGTTGTAAATAATCCATTGTTTACAGATACTATTAAATAATTATTGTTTCTTAATAATTCTACTGCTGTATCTAACTTGTATGTTTCCTGGTATTCTATATTGAATGTATCTGCTACAAATCTAAATGCACTCAAATATGTACCATTGTTAGCACTTCTGTATCCATAATTTACAAATAAATTTGCCATTGTATCTGGTGTAATCGTGCCTTTTGTTGCTGTCACAATCATTGCTGCCGAAGTTGCTCCGACAACCACTTGTACCTATTGTCTGTGTTGAATTTCCAGTGCTAGAATACATTTTATTAGCCCATCTGCTGTCTATTTGACTGTAATATGTAAGCCCCTTATATTCTCCTAATTTTACATTTGGATATTCTGTTGTTCCATTATAGGCTACTTGCCCCTGTAGCTTAAATTCTTCGTCTTCCACTTCTTGCTCTTGTTCGTTTTCTTGTTCTTCTGTTTGCTCTTTTATTTCTGTACTTGGAAGTTCTTTTACTTCCTCTTCTGTCATTTCATATGTTGTTATGTCTGTTACAGTATTTGTTATTTGTTTTACTACTTCTTTTTGTAGTTCTTTATCGTCTGAAAATGCAAATACAGCAAATAATAAAATAACCATCATAATTACTGCTATGATGGTATAAAATCTTTTATTTTTCATTTTCATTGTCCTCCTTTTATTTTAATCCAAAAAATATAGCTACAACTCCTAAAATTGTAGCTATTACCCACGCAATTACTTGTTTTTTAGACGTTCTCCAACTTTCTGCGTCTTTCATTACTGTTTCTTGTTCTAGTTTTGTATCTAACTTTTCATACTTTTTTTCTAATTCAGTACACTTTTCTTTTAATAGTTCTGTTTCCTTACTATTAGCTGTGTTACTTCTCATAATTGCTTCTTTAAAATTTACACTTGTTGTTTTTAAATCTTCTGCTATATTTTTTATTTGCTCTACTGTTACTGATAACGACTTATCCACATTATTTAAGATAATTTCATTTTGCTCTATTCTTGCTTCTATCTCATTAATTCTTTTTGTGTTGGATTTTTCTCGTTCTTCTAGGTGAGCAACCTTTTCTATTAGTTCTGCCTTTTCCATATTATTCCTCCTCTACTTCTACATAGTTTTCTTCACTATCTTGCTTTCCTAAATAAATTTCTTTTGATTTAACAACAGGAGTTTCTTTTCCATTCTCGTCCGTTTGCGTTTCTTTAGAAATTATTACTTTGCCCTCGTCAGCTATTAGTTTTCTTAGTTTTACGTTTGTTTCTTGTAAATTCATATCTGCTTTTAAATATTTCTATTTTCATAGTACACCTCCTATTTCTCCAAAAGTGCTTCTACTTCTTCTTTGTACTTTTGTGGTACTTCTTCTATTGTTCTTAATCCTTTTTTTATTAAACTTAAATATACTTTCGCCATTTTAAATTCCTCCCTCTACTATTTCTGCTAGTGCTAGTTGTAAATCTGTTATTTGCTCTTTTAGCTGTTCTATTTCTGTTTTTGCATTTATAGGTTCTTTGTAATCTTCATTTATATAAAATCCTTTTTCTTCAGTGTAGCAATATTTTTCAACTTTTACTTCTTCTGGTATGTTTTTTATTTCATATACTTGCTTTACAAGAATTTTTGCAATTGCTAATGTATCGTTGTCTACTAATACATTACCATTTTCTTGATACCCTATTGTTTCACTTATATGTGTTATTTTATTTTTATTATCTACTATTATATACATTTTAATTTTCCTCCTTTTAATTTGGTACTACAACTTTTATAGTTTGTCCTGCAGTACCTTTTGTTTTTGCTATTCCTATTATATTGCTTTCCATTCTACTTGCTATATCAATTAGATTAGTATGTCCTATTATTTGTGTTAATTTGCTATTTTTTGTATACATTATTAAGATTTTATCTTTATTTAATATTATTGTATTACTTTGCTTAGTAATCCCCACAGTTTCTACATCTAATTTAACATCTTCTATTTCTGTTATATCCGTATCAGTTATCCTACATGTCATTCCATACAAATAATGAGGTGGATTTGTACCTGTTTTATTTAAATCGTTAAAATAAGTTATAAAAACCCTATTTCTGTCTAGCAATGTAATTTTTGGTTGCATTGAGTTTCGAGTATATTTCAAAGAATTTATTTGTTTGCATTCTTTTACTTCAATAGTACTTTCTTTTATCATACATATTACACTATATAGGGAATAAATAGTTCCAAGATTTTTTTCTCCTATTATCACAATCGTATCATCGTCTGTTTTTTCTACTGACACGTTTCCTAAATCCTCAATAGATTTTTGAAGTTTTATTTCTGTATTAATTCTGATATTTATTATATTATCATTTATATCATATACTATTCCATATAATCCATTATAGTTTGAATACACCGTAATGAATTGACTACTTTTTACCTTTATAGATGTTACTGTCTTTGATGATGTACTTGGTAAATATGGCATTTCTGTTTCGGTTTCTTTTGTTATATTAGTCCCTGTTATTGTACATATTATTCCACGCATTTTTGTACTTATAATATATGTTATTAAGATTGTATTATTGTCTCCTAATAATGCTTTCGGAGTTAGACATGTAAAAGATGAAGAAATATAAGAAGATAATTGAGTTATAAGTCCTGCATTTATTTCTCCTGTATCTGTTATTGTGCATATTATTCCAGATAAATAATAATTTCCAAAAAACAAAAAAACTTTATTTTGCTCTAATAATACTGTAGATAATATAGTATCTTCTTCTGTGGTTGCTATCAAGCACTCTGTTCCACATATTATTTCTGTATCTGTTATTGTGCATACCATTCCATATAAGTTGCGATTGTTTAAATATAATATCAATAATCTATTTTTTCCTAATTCTTGTGCTAAAAAAGGGTATGAATTGTAGTTTGTTGTTTCTAGGCTTATATCATCTCCAAATTTATTATTTATAAGTCTTACAAAATCCCCTGCATTGACATTTCCTCCGCTTGCTACTTTGTATTCTTCTATAATTCCATTTATCTTTGAACTTCCTCTAGCCTGTCCTAAAACATTTCCTTGCATTAATACATCACCTCAATTCTTGCATTAAGTATGATTTGTGGCTTTTCTTCATCACAAGTTAGTGTTATGCTATTTTCTTTAGATGCAATCATGCTTATTTTGTTATATTCTTCTTTTTCTGCTTGCCTTGTTTCTAATGTTTCACTCCAAATTGGTTCTAAATTTGCTATGTCTGTTGCTAACATTCCTTGCGCCTCTATTGTTTTGGTATATGGTGCTGTTTCACCTGTCCATGTTGTGTCTATTTCAATGTTGTAGACTTTCTTTTTATTTGATTTTGTGTTAATTAAGTTTAACAAATTTCCTGCTACATCTCCGTCAAGAACATCTTGAATAGTTTGAAACCATGTTTTGAAATTTTCTTCAAAGTTCTTTTCAGCATTAATTAATTTTTCTTCGCCCTCTTGCATTATTCTTTTCAACCAGTCCATATATTGATTAAATATTGTAGTTGTATCAACGTGTTGTAATTGATTTGCAACTATCCCACATAATTCTGTGTTTAATCTTAAATCTGTTATATTTTCCTGCGTTATTTCTATTACATTTGCATTTACTCTAATGTCTGCTAATCCAATTTCATATATGTCATAATCTCGTTGCAACGTTGGTGCAACTGGATTTCCTTGTGCTGTTCCTTTTTTTACTACTAATTTTATACTTTTATCTGTAAAATCTAGCCTTGCCACTATTCTGTCAATTCTTGCTTGTAAGTCGCTTTCTTCTATTTCAAATGTTTCTGCTGGCTCTACCCACCCCATATATCCATTAATGTAGCAAACACCAATGTCTACTTTTATGTTCATTCCCTCTGTTGCTAATACTTGCATATTTGTTGATGGATTTGGAAATACACCATTTGAAATAAATTGACTAAAATATTTTGCAAAAAAAGAAGCCTCTTCGGCTCTATCAAATACTGGCATATTTTCTGCATCATATCCTATTATTTCTGAATTAAAAAAACCACTTCGCATTTATGCTACCTCCTTTATCTTTTTCAAATTATAGTCTTCTCCAAAAGTTATATTTATTGTTTTGTCTCCATTTTCGTAGGCTTCTGTTACTCCTACAATTCTATCTTCTATTGCTAGTCCTAATTGTTCGCTCTTGTATACTACCTTATCTCCTAAGTCAAAATCCGTTTTGTAAGCTAAATTCGCTAAAGGGTCTATGTTAAAATCTGCTGTTTCTATTTTGTTGTTTTCGTTTAATTTTTCAATTCCTCTTTCTTCTAGCATTTTCTTGTATTCTGTTTCTGATATTTTAATGCTGTTACCTTCATCATCATATTTTTCTGATTGTATATCTCTTGCATCAACATACAATTCTCTACGTTCTTCTCCGTCTTTTACTCTGTCAACAGTTACAACAACACGTTTTTTAGTCGTACCCTCTCCATTTGTTCCTATTTCTTCTACCTCACCTGCAACATATGCGAAATTGCAATACTGTGTTGTATCTGTTGAATATCTATCCTCTAAAATATTTTCAAAATTCCTAGAAAATATTGCCCACGTATTTTGATTTTGCGTATCTACTCTATCTAATCCTCGCCATACTTCAAATACCATTTTATTATTGTCAAAATCATACCAAAGGCTTATTGATAGTTTGTCCTCTTTACAAAGTTCGTATATCTTTTTAAGCAAGTTATCTCCTGTCATTTGCATTGTTCTCATCTTTCCTAAGCCTTTACGTTCCCCTAAAACTAAGTTTGGTATTGTCCTATTTCCTGCATTTATGCAAAATGTACTTACTAAGCTTCTTACTATGTCCTCTGTTGTTTTATCCTTGAAATGCTGTGTATTGTCTATTACTCTTGTTGCCAAGATACTTTCTAAAAATCTACCTGTACGTAAAATCTCTAAATTGCCTGTGCTGTTTGTAAAATCAAAGGTTTCTAATACTCCTGTTTCTTTAAAGTCCTTGCAATACACATATTTTGCATTTTTAAATTGTTCTAAATTGTTTATGCTAGTTTGTAAGCTAAAATTTCCACATTCATAATATTTCCTATTCCATACTAGGCTAGAAAAATCGTCTACTATTCCACATATTTGAAATTCTTTGTCTAACAATAATAATTCCATTTTATACACCTAAAAACTTTCTATAAAATTGTACGTCTATGTCTATGTTTGTACTTCCATTGTCACATTCATACTTTAATATGTTTTTGCCTATTCTTAAATTAAAAAATGTGCTGTTTCTATCTATTTTGTTTATGATATTCACTCCATTTAAAGTAACTGATTTTTTACGTGGATTTGTATTAATTTTTAATACATCCCATTGATTTAAAGTCACATTGTTTATTTGTATATATTTCTTATTGTTTAAAATAAACTTCAAATTATCTACCTTTCCACGTTTTGCTGTTGCTATTATTTCTAAGCCTACTTCCTTGTCTCCATTGTTTACTAATGGCATGACTGGTTTGAACATTTTGTATCCCATTATTTTAGTTGGACATATTGCAAGTGGAAAAGTGAATTGTGGACTTATTAGAGTTAAATAATTTCCACTATTTTTTGCATCTGAAAAATATGGGTCTTCGGCACATTCTAAAACTAGTGTAAAGTCTATATATTCATACATCTTGTTTGTTGCAAAATCTAAGGAAGATACTTCATATCGTATCTTCCTTGCTATATTGTTTCTTGTTATGAACATTTCTCCTGTTTGCTTAGGATTGAAAAATCTTATAAGATAATCTCTATTTTCTAGCTCTTTGTCATTCTTTTCTATATCCCCTGTAATTGTAATTTCTCTAGGCTCTACTTTTACAGATGTTACATTTGCTCCATCTTGCTCTGAACTTGCTGTGTTTATTGTGTATGATGTTGCTTCTATTCCTTGTATGTCTATTACGTGTATATCTACTTCACTATTCATTGTTAGTTCTTTTTTGTTGCTTTTAAATACTAAATTATGTTTATAATCCATAAGCCAACCTCCTTAGTTGTTGTTTTGCTTGTTTTTGTTCTTCGTATGGTGTAGAATTTTTAGAGTAGAATTGTTGGGTATTGTTTATTGTTACTCCATTGTCATTTGTTATTGTTTTTGGCTGTTCCTTTTCTAATTGTAATGTTGCTTTTGCTGTTAAACTTGCTGATAATTTTGTAATCTCCATGTTTACACTTGCCTGCATTTTTCTATACATATCTCTTACGTTTAATCCCTCTTGTATCTTCTCTTGTAGCATTTTGTTAGCATTGCTAAGTTCAAGAGCCTCTTTGCTTATTGTATTTATCAAGCTTGTTACCATATTTAGCATTGAATTTGCTGTTTCTTGAAGTTTATTATAAACATTATCAAAATTTAATGCATTTTCTAAGGCTTTTATTGAATTGCTAAGTGTTGATACTTCTTTGTTTAACTCTGTTGATGTATCTTTAACCATATTTGCCATTGCTTCTGCTTTTTCTTGCATAGCTAATTCGTTAAAAACATCTATTTCTCCATCTTTATTAATGTCAGATAATGTTTTTGTAGACTTTTTGATTAGGTCTGATACTTCTTTTGTTTGTTCTTGTATTGCTAGTTCATTAAAAACATCTATATAACCGTCTTTGTTTATGTCTTTTAAATTCAATCCATTTTTTATATTTTCAGCTAACAACACACTTGCATCATAAAGCTTAAACGAATTTTTTTCTATTCCATTAACAAGGTTGTCAATCATATCTGGCATATATGTCAACTCATCTTTCAATGGTCCTTTTTCTGGTACTGAGTGGCCCATAACTGCCTTGACTGCTCCAGCCAATATTCCTGCTCCTGATGAAATTAAACTTTTAGAATTTTGGTTAGTTAATCCATTATAAATATTTTTTACTAAGTCCCAACCCCAAGTCCAACCATCAAGCTTATTATTGAAGTTAGTGCCTACATCTTCTCCTAATTCTTCTGATGCATTAGCAACAGTTGTATCCTCATTTATTACTGTTTGTGTGTTATCTATTTCTTTCTTAGTTCTATCTCCAAGTTTTAATTTTTCCTCAAAATTTGTTGTCATATCAGTTGCTTTTTTTGAACTAGCATCAGTTAATCCTGTGTCTGCAACAATTACCCCTGTAACGTCTTGTATTTTTTGTTGCATTTCTGGTGGCATTTTTTCTATTGCTTCTTTATACACCTCATAAGAACTGTTAGCTAAAGTTTTCCATGCTGTAATTTCATCTACTCCAAGTTCTTCTATTGTTGCTGTCCTAGTTGTTAACTCATTTGCTAGATTTTGCAAATTTTGTTTTGCCTGCTCCATTTGTTGTTGTGCTACTTCGCTTCCTGTATCTTCGTATATCTTTTTATATTCATCTAGTGTGTGTTTTTCTTGTATTATTGTATCTTTTATTGCTTGTATTGAAGCATCTGACCAATTTGTTGTTTTATCTTTTATTGTTTTTCCTATTTCGTCGTATTTGCCCTCTACAAATAATGCATAGTCACGTTCATAATTCTTTTTGTTTTCTGTGCATTGTTTTACCACATTTTCAGCATTTTCATATCCATTTATTAAGTTTTCTAATTCTTCAATTTCTTTTTTAGTCCAGTAATCTGTTCCGTTACCTTCTTGATTTACAGTTGCTTCATCTTTCAAATTTTGGAGTTTAGTTTTTGCTTCTTCAATAGACATTCCTAAATTATTATGTGCTTCTTTTAAATTATTAACTGCTTCAGTTTCAGTTTCAACTGCTTTTGCATATTTTTCTTGTTCTGCATTTAATTTGATTTCTGCTTTTTTCTTTTTTATTGTTTCATCTATTTCATTTTGAATTTCTTTATAGCTGTCTACAATATCTCCATTCAACTTGTATTCTGTGTCTAATGCATCGTTTAGTTGATTTAAAATAAAGTCAACTCTACCTTTATATCCCTCCTTTACTTTTCCATTTTCATCTACAAGAGTTTTTAATTCATCTTTTAACTTGCTCACAGAATTAATTTGTGCTAAGTTAGATACAGTTGATTTGTCTATACTTTGGTTGTATTCTTCAAATGATGTTTTGGCATCTTCCATTTCTTCTGCAAACTCTTTAGCTTTTTTTTGTGCTTCTGTTTGATTTGTTGCTAAATATATCAATCCAGCTGTCAATCCTGCAACTGCCATTGTCAAAATTCCTACTGGATTTGCTGACATAGTCATATTCCATAATTTTTGAGCTACTGTTGCTAGTGATATTTTTCCTGTCAATAATGCAACTGCTGTTTCTCCTATAGTTAAACTTCCATTTAGCACTCCTTGTGCTATTGATGCTCCATTAGCTTGTAATGCAAATAAAGATAAAGCAACTTGTGCTTTTTGAAATCCTTGTACTATTTTAGATATATCAGCTGTTATTTTAAAATAGGCTATTGCTGCACTTATAGTGCCTATTACTTTAACAATAGTTGAACCGTGGTCTACTATCCACGCAAATGCATCAATTAATTTTGGCAACACTTTAGCAATTAGATTTGCTCCTTTTTCAATCATCTTTCCAAAACCAGCTGCTATCTTGTCTAAACTTTTAGATAATTTACCATTTGAAGCATTTTTAGTCAGTTTTTCTAGTTCACTTGTTACTGATTTTATTCCTTTTGTTGCTGGACCTTTGAATTTGTCATAAATAGCCATTCCTAAACTTTCCATGTTGCTTTGCATTATTGTAGTAGCACCTTTTAAATTGTTGTTCATTGTGTCAGCCATTTCTTCTGCTGCACCATCTGCATTAGCAATAGCTTGTGTTAGTTTATCAAAATCACTATCACTTGCATTTACTATTGCCAACATTCCAGACATAGCTTCTGTTCCTGCAATTGAACTTGCATAAGATGCTTTTTGGCTATCGTCTAATTCAGCAAATTTAGTTCTTAATTCTTTTAATGTTTCTGATAATGGTTTCATTGTTCCATCTGAATTAGTTGCTGATATATTTAATGCATCTAAAGCCTCTGCTGCTTGTTTTGGTGGTTTTACAAGCCTTGTTAGCATAGACCTTAGAGCTGTTCCTGCCTGTTCTCCTTTTATTCCTGCGTTAGCCATTAATCCAATTGCTACTGCTGTATCTTCAATGCTATATTTCATTGAACCTGCGATTGGTGCAACGTATTTAAAAGTTGCTCCCATTAATCCTACATTTGTATTAGAATTAGAGCTTGCTTTTGCTAAAACGTCTGCAAAATGTGCACTGTCTTTGGCTTGCAAGCCAAAAGCCGTTAAGGCATCTGTAACAATATCTGATACATTTCCTAAGTTTTCTCCAGAAGCGGCCGCCAAATTCATAATTCCCTCAATACCATTTAACATATCTTCTGTTTTCCAACCAGCCATAGCCATGTATTCAAAAGCTTCTGCACTTTCTGTCGCACTGAATTTTGTTTTTGCTCCCATTTCTCTAGCTTTTTCAGTTAATTTATCTATTTCATCTCCTGTTGCACCTGAAATAGCTTGAACTTTTGACATTCCTGCTTCAAAATCACTTCCGACTTTAATAGCATATCCTCCAATTGCTCCTACTGCTGCAGCTGCTACTCCTGCTGCTGTCGCAAGTGCTTTTAATCCTTTTTGTCCTATACTTTCTAGCTGATTTATTCCTTTTTCAAATTCACTATTATTTAACTTTGTGTCTATTGTAACTGAACCATCTGACATCTTTTCACCTCTTTTTATGCACAATAATAAGCACCCAAATTTAATTGGATGCTTGTCTGTTTTTTGCAAAATAAAAAAACACCTACATAAGTAAGCGCTTTTATTGTTTTTTTTACTATTCTTTGTTGGCTTCTATTAAATATGCTTCATAATCATCAAATTCTACTTTTTTGTATTTACTGTCTTCTGGATATTCTACATTTATATAGGCTGTTCCTTGTGCTTTTGTATTTGTCTCAAATTCATATCCATTTTCACAACCTACTACTTCTCCATTTTTATAATAGGCTACTAGTATTTTAATATTTCCTATTTCTATGTCGTTGTTATTTTTCACTTGAACTGATATTTGCTCTCCTGTATTATTAGCAATTATTTCAAAATTATCAACCACTATTCTTTGACTCATATACTCTGATGATAATTCAAACTCAAATTCGTGACTTGTATACTTTGAAAAATCCTTTTTGAAACCAGAACAATACAATATTAATTCTGAATTTGCTTTAATTCCAAAAAATTGGCTATCACTATTTGCCTTTTCCATAAAATTACCATTTTCGTCTTTGAAAATTACATTTACTGTGTCTAAAAATACAGCTTGATTGTTGTTGTTTTTTACTTTAAAAACAAAATCTCCATTTGCTGCAATTCCTACATCTTCAATTTGAACATTTTCCTTTGTTTTTTTAGTATCTACACCAATTTGCTGTTTACCAGTTTCAATATTAGTTGAAGTCACAGTATCAATATTTTCAAATTCTTTTTGAATACTTGCATATGTAATTATTACCAAAATAACTACAATAACTCCTAATATTATACCAGTTATACTTTTTCCTTTGTCTTGTTTTTTTACTAAAGAAATAATTCCTAATATTATTCCAACTAAAGCTGTTAGTATAGAATATGACCAAACAAATGGCATAAATGCTATTATTGATGAAACTATTCCTAGTATCATAGCTGCTATTCCCATAAAAATTCCTCCTTTTATTTAATATAAAAAGAGTATAACATACTATTTTGCTTTTTTATGTCGAAACTTGTTGTCGAAAAATGTCTAAAATGAGAATTATAGAAAACCTCGTGCAAATTCTGCTTCTTTTTCTTCTTGCGTTTTTATATCTGGTAATGCATACAGCTTTTTCATCTTTTTGTAATAATTTCTTCTTTCAGTATCTTTTATTTTAGATAATTTTACTGACCTATACCCCATAATTTTTACTATTTCAGTATTTTCTCCTAAACCGTCAAACAATGCTTTAAATTTCCACCAGTGCATATATTTTATATCTTGTAAATCTATATTATATTGCTGTAAAAAAGCACTATAAATATAATTGTCGTCAAATTCATAGCTATAAATTTGATTATTATTACTATTATTTCCTTTATTCGAATTAGCTAATTCTTTTCCACATCGGTAAAACCAAAGCATATCTTCAACGGCTTTTTGAACATCTGTAATCTGTTTAAAATTAGGATAATATAATTGTAATGCTTTTATAATTTTTAATTCTTGTTGTATTTTTGAGTCTTGCATTAACAATTCAAAAAGTATTGATATTCTAAAATCTGTATTTATACTTTTTCCATTTACTTCTAAAGGAAGTTTATTAATAATTAAGTTCATTTAATTCCTCTGGACTATATCTGTTTAGAATATCACTTATTTCTTTATCACTATTTTGTTTTTCTTGTACTATCTGTTCCATTGCTAATAAACAATTTCTAAAGTTTCTTTTTTTGCCTAGTATCTTTTCGCCTGTTCCTTTTCCTATTATTTTGTCAAAGAAATCGTAGACAATTTCGCATAGCATTTTATATCCCTCTGAGTCTTTGCCTTTGAATTGTTTTATTTCTTTTACTTCGTTTAAGTATTCTTCTAATGCTGTTTCATATCTCCCTAAACTTTCAACATCTAAAAAATCAAATTCTATTTCTTTGTTTAATATTTTCATATACCTTTCCTCCTATTAAAGCAAGTGCAAACTATTTGCTTGCACTTGCTGTTTTTGTACTAGCTGATTGTGTAGATGGTGTACCTGCACTATTAGCTGTAAAAGTACAAGTTTTCCAATTATCTGTTGATGTTGCTATACCCTCTTCTATTTCTCCATTTGCTCCAAATGTTCCACTAATTGTGTATTTATTTTCGTCATCTCCGGCGCTATCTGGAATTACATTGTATAGACGTTTTCTTGCTTTGTATGTATTTACTGTTGTTCCCTCTTTATTGAAGTCTACTGTTACAATTGGAACATTTACATCTGTTTGTTCTAATTCTTGAACTTCTGCTAACAAGTCATGAATTGGATTTCCTATTATTCTATCTGCTTCATATGATTTTTCTGTTGCGTATCCTGTTGTCCTTTTTCTTTTATTTTTTTCATCTACGTATTTTGTTTCATCTGTTTCAACGTTTGTATTGTCTGGTACAGATGTAAAACCTTTCATTCTTAAAAATTCTGTTGCATCAGCAGTTAATCCCATAAAATTAACTACGTCACTTCTTTTATAAAATTTTAATTCTTCTTCCATTTTTTAATCCTCCTTAAAATTAATTTTCATAATATTCGCAATTCATCTGAATTATATAAATTGCTGTTGTTTCTGTTTTTTGCAGTATATATCCGTGGAGATGTGCATTTTATTGACTGTATACCACTTATCTCGGGTAAATTACGCATTTGATTTTGTTCTTTTATCCACTTTTGAAAATCTTCACAAAATTTACTATTAGCTAAATTAACAATACTTTTGCTAGATATTGGTGCTGTAACACTAAAATCAAATGCTATTTGTTTCATTGCTCCACCATCTGCGAAAGTTTTTACTATTGGATTTACTGGTGTTTGGTCTATCGAATAACTTTGTGGTTCATCTTTTAAATAGTCTACATTTATTTTTCCACCTTTTAATAATGGGCAGGTTTCTATAAACTCTTTAATTAATTCCATTTTTGACTTCTCCATTATTTGCCCCCATTCTTAATAAAATTTTCTACATCTTTGCAAACTTCTTTTCCTCTATCGTTCATCATACGTTTATCCCATTCTGCTCCTCGCTTTGGTGCTCCTTGGTAATTAAGAGGTTGATTAGATATTTTTCGTTTAATTCCTTTTGGTCTTGAAGCTCCAATTGCCTTTTTGCCTTTATAGACATAGTGCATATATGGTTGAGTATATTTTATAGAATGGTTATTGGGATATGTTTTTGTGTTTTTACCTATGCCGTGTATCCATTGGAACATATGGGTCACAAAATCTATCGACTGTATCTCTTGTAAACTTTGTCACTCCACCATTGTCATCTAGTCCATGCTCTCTTATTATTTGATTTGTAGAGTTCATTTTTACTGTTATTTTAAATCCACTGTTGCTCATTATTCACTAACTCCTATCTTATAATGTTGCAATCCACCTTTTCTGTTGTCATCTACACTTACTACTTTGAATACTTGATATTTGCTCATAAGCTCTCTTAAATCAAATTCATCTTGTATAATTCCCTCCACTACATAATCTTCTGTTGAAATATCTAACTTTTCTATTGTTGGTATTGTAATTGAGCCAGTACTCCCTTTTTCAAGTCCGTTTATCAATTAAGTTAGTCTTTTTATTGTGTCTAAAATAAACTTGTTTAAAATGCAATCTCGTAATGCTTTCGTCTTTATTGAAGTGGTATATAGTTATTTGATGTATGAAAAATCTACTATTCATTTAACACACCCCACAATACAATAAAGGCTTACCATCTAATCCAATTACATTCCAAAGATAAGTTTGCAATGTGGAGTATTTCTTATTGTCATAGTCTTCTTTTATTTGCTCTGGTGTAGTATATATTTCTTCCCAGCCTTCAATATTTTGCGATTTTAGGTTGCCTATTTCGTCTAGTTTTAATTCTTGTTCTTTTTGTAAATCAATAATTAAGCAAGTAACGTATTTTACCTGCTCTGGAACATTGTTTTGGTCAATTCTTCCAAAAGTTTTATGGTTAATATAATTACTTGCTTCTATTGCTAGTCTATTGAAGTTGTTAGGTATGCTTTCTATACCTAGCAACTTTTGATATTCAATTTCGTTTATGTATTTAAGCATACCTTACCTCCTAGTTTTTTAATGCTATTGTTATGTCTTGTGTTACAGTTTCTTCTGCTACATCAACTTGTCCTAAAACATCACGTTTCATATCTTCGTGTGTTACTCTATATAATCCACTAGTATTCTTTTCTGATTTAAATGTTGCTGTTCCATCTTCTCCTGTTTTCTTTATTAAACCATTAAAGTTGATTTTTGCCCCTTCTATTAATTTTTGTTCTGCTGAATTGTCTTTTACAGTAAATGTCACATCTACCCTGTTTTCTGTATAAGTACTTGGTAAAATGACTGCAAATGGAAATCTTACAGCTTCGTTTGGTTGTAAGCTGTTTATTGGATTTGGTATTTCCCAACCTAATCTCATTGTTACCCTTAATGCAACCATATCATCTTGTGCTAAGTTATAAAGAATTTCTCCTGTTGCTGGGTCTTGAATTACTGCTTGGTCTAACACTTTAAATGTAATATCTTGTCTTATAGCATATACTGCTTGATTAAAGTCTCCTACTAGCATTTGTGCTTTTGTCTTGTCCCATGCACCATTATCTACATATGCTTTTGATAGGCTATCAATTTCTGTTCCTTTAATTGGTTGACCGTTGTTGTCTAACATTGTTCTAAATGCTGATTTAACATTCATTCCACCTAATACACCAGATACGTTATATCCACTTTCTTCAACAAAAGACATTGCTTTGTCAATTGATAGATATAATGTGCTTAGTGGACTTACTGTTGCACCTGCGTTCAATGCTGATGTTAATAGGTCAGCTCTAAATCCTGCTGGCTTGTCATCTCCTGTAAATACTGCTTGGTCAAATTTCTTTCCCATAGCCTCTTCTATTCTTGGTTTTACTTCTGCCCATATATCATAATCTGCATCATCTAGTACATTTTCTGGAATTGGAACTATTACTGCCATTTCCTCTGCTGTTATATACTTTTTGTCCCATGCCATTTTTGTTAATCTTTTTCTAGCATTATCACTTCCTTGCCAGTAAACTAATGGTAAAGAGTCTAAAACTCTCATTTTGGTTTTGTTTGATGTCATGTTTGGTAATCTTCTAAACATTGACATTGCTTTTGATTGTTTGATTGCTCCCTCTATTATTTCTCTTGAAACTTGTTCATCAATTAAAGTTTCTGCGTTACTTCTTGAAATCATTTGTCTCATGATTAAATTCCTCCTTTAAAATTAAAATAAAAAGACTAGCTTTTAACTAATCTCTTGCTGAACGAATTAAATCGTTCATTATTTGGTTTGTTTGGTTCTCGTTTGCTTGTGTTTTTCCACTTAAATTCATACTAGAACCTACCTTTTTTACAATTTTAGTCTCGTTATTGGCTAAGAACCTTGGATTATCTTTCAAGTATTTTGTTAGATTTTCTTCAAAGTCTCCGTCCATTTTTGAAACCTTATAAGCCACATAATCAACATTATCTTTTTCAACTCCAGCTTTAAAAACTTTGTTTTCGTTTTCAAGCTCTGTATTTCTTAATAATGTTTTTTGATGTTCTGCTTCTTTTTCTGCTTGTTTTTGTTCTACTGTTTTTTGTGTTTCTTGCCATTCTTTAAAAGCTTCTAATTCTTCTTTTGATGGCATTTTCTTTCTCTCTTTTGTTAACATCGCATTAACTTCTTCTTGTGTAAAAGTCTTTATGTCCTCTTTTTCAGTTTTTTTAACAGTTTCTGTAACTGTCCCCTCAGTTTTTTCCTCAGTTCCGAGTAACTGGTTTTTCTTCATTTTCCATGTTAAATTAACCTCCATTTTTTTATTTGGGTAATAAAGTAATTCCCACACCTTTGTTATTCTTTATAGCCTGTAACAAGTAAAAAGGCATAAAAATAAGACATATTTCTATGTCTTTGATTTATAATTATAAAATTTTAATGACTAAATTTATATTTTCTGCATAAACTATTGATTATTAACCTAATTTATTGTATAATTAAGTTAATAAATATTTATTTGAAATTGGTTGTGACGCATTGGTGTTGCAGTCAATTTCTTTTTATTGTCTTATAAAAACTTTTAATATTTCATTCTGTTCAATCAATACAATTGTATCAACCCAATCTCTATATTTCGAATTATATATTCTATCTATTTGACTTGTTGCTTCATCTTTATTCATTTTTGTTTTTGTTATATCTATCACAAAGTTATTTGCCTGTCTTTTTTGCTTCTTTATTGCTCCATCTAAAGTATTCTTACTGTTTCCCTCTATTTCTTTTAAGTCAAACTTAATTCCATTTACTATGTAATCTGGTGTTTTTATGCTTGCTGGTTCGTTTATTCTTGGTATAATATTAATTTGTCCACCATATATTTTACCCAGTATATTTGCAACTTCTTTTTCTCTCTTGCTTGGTTTCATTACTACATTTCTATCATCTACTTTATATTTGTTTCCTTTTTCATCTATGTAATATTGTTGCTCTTTTATTTTATATTCTTGAACTTTAGAAAAATTATCTGTTATGTCTTTGTAGTTCATTTTTGTTTTATTAATATTTCCTATGCTTAGCCTACTGTAATCTTTCTTAAATCTTGTTTGTTCTATAAAGTTATTTAATGTTGCATTGTGTGATTGCATATTTGCTTTTGCTTGCTTTAATTCTTGTTTTATTTTTTCTATATCTAAGTCTTTGTTATTACTTAATAAGCTTCCTTGTAATCCTGCAATATCCTTTTTATCTTGCCTTATTTGTCTTTCTATTCTTCTTTGTATTTGACTTGCATCATATTTATTTATTTGCTTTCCATTGTATGTAACTGTTTCATTTGCCATTTTTTCTAATTCTTTGTTTGTATATGTCCTTGTACTTCCGTTGATAAAATGGCATCCAATCATGTCTACAATTTATACCTTTAAATCCTGCTGCTGTGCCATAGCCAATATCATTTAAACTTAAATATCCCGATTGACCACTTAAACTAACTATTTTTCCTTGCCATTGTGCATGTGTAGGTCTTGCTCCTAAATGTGCTGTTAGTTCCATTAAGTCCCACTCTAATTCTTCTGCTCTTAAAAGTTGCAATTTGCCACACATTTGGTTTATTCCTGTTACTATATTCATTCTTACAGCACTTTCAATATTCATTTGTCGACCTGATGGGTACTTTATTGTTGCTCCTTGTTTGCTTACTTGTTTTATTGCGTCTACAATGGCTGTTGAATAACTTTTTACACCTGTTGAAGCTTGCATGTATGCTGTGTTTATTGCATTGTAAAATTCTGTTTGTGCTGTATTTGCTGTTGTTAAACATAAATTTTGTAAGTTACCATTTGTCTTTTTAGCTGTTGCTGTTAATAACTGTAGCATTGCTTTATTCTGTTTTATCGGTATTGGATTTAATCCCGCTTCTTTATATATGTTGTCATCTAGTTTTATTGTCTTTATTCCTGCTTCATTAAATAAGCTTTGTATTTCTTCATAGGTTTTATTATTTTGACTTGCTACCATTTGTACTATATTTTCATATAAAAATCCCATTTCTTGGGCTATTCTAACATCATTTGCAACTACTGTGTTTGCATATTTAAAATTGGCTATTCTTGTTGCTATTTCTTCTATTATCTGTAATTCTAAATCATTATACAATTCAACTGCTTGTTCTTCTAATTGTTCTAAAAAATTTGGAGGTAACATTCATTATCCCTCCTCTGCTTTTTCCTCAAATCCAAACATTTCTGTGTCACTTTGCTTTTCTTCTGCTATTTCTTTAAATTCTTGGTTTATTTGTTCATCATTCATATTTCTAATATTTTTCATATATGACCTTTTGCTTCTAGTACCATTTCCAACTTCTATGCTTGCTCTTGCTTGTTCTGCTCCTTTGTCTTCTATTATGCTATCATCAAAATCTATTGTTATTGTTTCTGCATTTATGTTGTAATTTGCAAAAGTAGAAGAAGCATATGCTAAAGCTTTAATAATAGTTTTTAAGCTATTCTCTAAAACTTGCTCATGCTTCTTTATTGTTCTATACATATCTGAATTTTCTGATATTACCTCTGTTGCCGTTTGTATCTGTCCTTGATTAAATTTATATCTTTGCTGTCCAAATCCCACCTTAGAAGATAAGATGTTTAATTGAAATTGCACGTCGTCTTGCAACTTATCTGTTCTTAAGTCCTCACTTGAATGTTGTATCATGCTATCTTTATCAAAACCTTTTGGCATACGATATATTGAGATATCTTCTGGGTCAAATGTTAATGTTTCTGTTCCACTATCATATGTCATTATTTCTTCTGATATAAAAGTTCTTCTTCTTCCTAAAACTGGTTCATTTCCTAACTCATTATAAGCATCATCTAGTTCTTTTAATACATCTATACTATTTGCATATACAGATAATCCAAATGGTGTATCGTTGTCTATGTTATTGCATATGTTTGGTCTTATTATAGAAAACCAAGGAATATTATTCTTTGTATCGAATTTATTTATAAATTCATCATTATCTGTTGCTGTTATAATGATTTTTCTATTTTGCATTTGAAATTTATAGTTTTGTATTTCATAATTTCCATTATTGTTTATAATATGCATTGAAATGTAAATATAATTTATTCCTTTATGCGTTTTGTATGTTACAAATGCACATTCTTTTATTTCTGTGCCTTCCCATGATAAAGGATATATCTTTTTAGCCTCTACAAATTCTAGTTTTGGTTTTGCATTGCTTACATCTAGTGTGTTTTCCTCTTCGTTTATTAACATATCTTGAATAGATACTACTAATGCCCCTGTACCAACTGCAAAACTTCTTTCTAATCCTTGATTTATTAGAACTATAGAATTATTGTTTTCCAATATTTCATTTAGTTGCTTTGTGCTTTCGTCTTCTCCTAAATTGATTTGTACTCTTTCATTAAAAAGTAAATCTGCCCAATCTTCTGATACTTTCTTCGCTCCTTGCATAGACTTCTTTTCTTTTTTTACTCTCTTTTGTCCATTGTATATATAATAATTGTGGAATTTTTTTACTTTTCCTTGATACCAGCTTTCCCATAAATCAAGTTGCTTGTCCCAATTTAACTTTTCTGATATATCATATCCTTTTTCTTGAAAAAAATGTTGTAAATTCATATTTCTATCTCCTTGCATTTACTAATCTTTCATAAAAACTATTTATTGAATATTCAAAAGCATCTAAACTGTCTATATCTGTTGTTCCGTCGTCTAATCTCTCGTCTGGTTTTTTATCGTTCCATACTGCATCTTGAAATGCTTTTGTTATTATTGTATTTTTACTTAATATTTTTAATCTTCTTTGTGCCATTAATGTACTGCTTAAGAATATTCTGTCATTTATATGTCCTTTTTGGCAGTTTTCTATTACTATTGGTAAGCCCTCTTTCTGACATCTTCTTATTAATCCTAATGTTATTACATTTCCTAATGCTCCATAATCTGCAAAAGCATATCTACAATTTCCCCATTTATCTTGCACTCTCTTCCAAAAGAAAATAAAATGTTCGTATATTTGTTGTGGGTCATATACTTCTTTTAAGTCATATTCATCTAATATATAAACCTTTTGAAAATTATATGTAATTCCTGTTGCTACAAATTTTATCTTACTTGCTCCTGCTCCATAATCTATTCCAATACTTGAAAATATTAATTGTTCTTCTATTGTATTTGTCAAAAACTCGTTTGTTCTATCTGCAAATAATCTATATATGCTTCCCTCTGCTGCTTTCCATTCTCCCAATATGTACCTATCAAAAAATACTGTTCCTTGATATTCTTGTTCTAAGTTATGTAGAAATTCTTGTTCTAAAAATGGATTATCGTATAGTGTATATTGTTGCTGATATATATCTGCATTACTATCTAAAAATTGTTTTAACCAATGACTTGGTCCTTCTGGGTTGCACGTTCCATCAAATTTGCTATAAGATTTATCTAACCTAGATTTTAGCATTTCAAAAACTTCTTGATTCCAAGTTGCAATTTCGTCTCCATAACAATACTTAAAACTTGCACCTCTTATTTTATTAACGTGTTTTACATTGTCTGCACCTAAGCAATAACATTTTTCTCCAAACAAAAAAGCTGTGTTGTCTGATTTTATATCAGATACCAGCTCTGTTCCCCATATATTTTGCAATGGCTCTATTACATTTCTTTGTAATGTTCCTTTTGTGTTTCCTAATATTACACTTAGTCCTTGTTTGTTGGCAACATTTCTTATTCTTTTTGGTATTACATAATAGTCTAGAAATGTCTTTCCACTTCTTGTTGCTCCATATTTTATGTTCCAACGTCTATCTGCGTTGTTTAAAAATTCTTCTTGTTTTTCAGAAAACATTAAACAACACCACCTATGTTTTTCAATACTTCATCTAGCTTATCTAATGTCTGTTTATTGTCATTATCTATTTCTACTTTATCTTTCCATTTTTCTGGTTTTCTATTTTTCAGCCAATATATTTGTGCTGTCACATTTCCCTCTAATGCATTTTTTAATAAAGCATTTTCTACTTGATAATCTACTATTTCTTTTCCTTTTTTAAGGCGTTCGGAAAGTTCAGGATATTCATTTAACATTTTGTAGAATGTTGTTTTTCCTATTCCTAAGTTTTTTGCTATTTGTTCATTTGTTAATCCATCTCTTGCCCACCCCTCTACAAGTATTAGTTTTTCTTTTACGTCTTCCCATTTTGACTTTGCCATCTCCTCACTTCCTTTTCTATAACCTCATAATTGGCTTTCTTTGATTTGCTGTTCTTCCTTGAAATTGCTTGTATCCTTTTTGTTCTTTGTCTTTTATATAATAACTACACTTTAGTGTTCCTGTTATGTCTTTTCTTATTTCACATAGGTTTGTTCTTCTGTTTTTGCAATTACTGCATAGTGTTCTTATGTATGTTTCGTATATTGTTTCCATAGGCTTACACCTCATTTGTATTTTATGTTAAATTGTGGTATAATTAAATCGTAACAATGTTGTTTTGTTTCAAGTCCATTGATGAAATTTATCGGTGGCAGAAAGGATTATTATGAAAATTCCATCATCTAATACATCTTGTGACAAATGCAAAATATCTGATATTTGTCAAGCTTCTGAATGTACAGGAAACTGCAATATATGCAAGTCACGTTGCTGTGCCTGTAATGCAGATTGCGACAAATGTCATCGTGATTGCGAAAATCGACATTAATTCTTTCACATCTATTAGCCCCATTCTCGAAAGAGTTTGGGGCTTGTCTTTTTTTATTCAGCTACAACTAATAGACTTGTACTATTATTTTCTATTACTAGATGTTTTACTTAAACTAAGTCATAATATATTAGAACTAACTAGGATAGTTCTGTGTAACCTATATAAACAATATAAGTTTTTGTTCCCATTTCTTCTTTTTATTCCACAAAGGAGGTGATTTTATATCAACACTTACCTAGTATTGTGTTAATAGCATAAATTAAAAACTAGCTATAAAATGAATCTATAACTAGCTTTTTGAATTGTTTATGAAAAATTTTCTCATTGTCTCTCGGGGCTAGCTGGTTTTTCTCCAGCTGAGACAATTTTACTATTGTTATTATACTATATATTTTTGTATATTACTAGGTACTATACTAGGAACTTTTTAGGAATTTTCATATTTTTATCATTTTTGACGTTGCATTTTTAACTATTTTTCTTATATATCTTCCTGAACATTTCTTACCACATATGTCCTCATAATCATGTTCTCCTATTATTTCTGCTGTCTTTCCCTCTACATAGTAGGCTATTAATATTTCTCTTTCTTTATATTTCAAACCAACTAATCTATCCTCAACTGCTTCTACCTTATCTCTTAATTCTCTTACTTCTTTTTCTAAGTTTTCTATTTCTGCTTTTAATTCTATTCGTTTTGTATCGTTTTCTTCTATCTTGCTTAACACCTTGTTGCTTATTTTATTTTTGCTATGTATATCTTGATTTTCTCCATAACTACTTGTTGCGTTAGTGTCCATATCATCACAGGTTTTTAACTTTATTCTTGCTGATTTTAGTTCTTTTAGCTTTATATTCAACTTAGCTTTATTTTGCTTGTATTCTTTAAGTAATTCTATTAATTCTTCCTTTGTCATAGGCTACCTCCTACTCCTTATACAAATAACAAATTTCATATTTATTTCTTATTGTTGCATTTCTCTTTAATGCTAGTCCTATTTCTTTTGCTGTTAAATCCAAAAATATAGCTATTTCTTTTAATGTTCCTATTTTTATACATTGTTCTTTTTCTTTTAAATTGTATATTCCGTATATGTTTATTTGTACCTCCATTTTATTTTTTATATGTATAACTTCTTATTGCTCTTTCTATTTCAGATTCTTTTATATCATTTCTATAAAATCTACAGTTATTGCAATTAATTTCATTTAATGCTTTACAACCACTATGTCCATTCTTTTCTTTATATGCAAAACAATCTTTTTTTAACATGCTTTCCCCTCCTTATCTAATATTGTGATTACTGCTTTGTCTTATTTTAGGTTGCTTTTTTATTAGTCCTAATTCATGCCTGCTGAAGCATTCCATCGTTCCTATTAGCATATCTTTGTATTTTACAAAACTAGGATATTCTTTTACAAATATGTATTCATGTCCATTTTTACTTATTATTTTTGGGATTTTCATTTGTTATCACTCCGTTTCTAAGCTTTCTTTTTGTTCTTCTTTTTCCCAAATCCTATCTATTATTTTATAAATTATAAAACATACTACTATTATTGCTAATGCTATCCACTCTATCATTCTACTTTTCCTCGCTTTCTTTATTTAGTTTGTTTACTGCTCTTACTAGTTCGTTGATTTTATTTCTAACTTCTATATCAATGCATCTTTCTGTATATTTTGTTTTATATTCTTCTATTTCTTTGGTTTCTTCTAGTTGTTCTTCTTTCTCTTTAATTTCCCAATCGCAAATTATTAATCCGTATTTCCAAAAGTAACTCCATCTCGTCGGAACAATGTTTCTATTTATGTCTGTTTTTGTTATTTTTATTCCGTTTTTTTCTTCAAAATCTTTTATTACACTTTCTTCTATTTCATTATCACTTACATAAATATATGCTCCTAATAAGTTTGCTCCTAATAAGTTTGCTCTTGATAAGTTTGCTCCTTCTAAGTTTGCTCCTAATAAGTTTGCTCTTGATAAGTTTGCTCTTGATAAGTTTGCTCTTGATAAGTTTGCTCCTTCTAAGTTTGCTCCTGATAAGTTTGCTCCTGCTCTAACTGCTTGCTCAACAGTATCTTTTAATGTATTATCTTCTTTTTCGTATTCAAATAATACAGAACCTGTCCATCTGTTTTTTATTTCAAATTTTATTTTACTCATCTTTCTACCTCTTTTCTTGAATTTTATATTCTATGTTTTCAATTTGTTCATGTGTCACTATTGCTTTTAGAAATACATTTTTATTTTGTATTCCCTTTAAAATCATGCTATCTTCAAAGTATTCATCTACTTTTACTATTATAGTTTTTTGTCTAATTGGTAAATATACTTTCAAAATATCTCCAATTTCTATTAAATCTATTAAATTGTTACTGTGTTTTACTATTTCTGTTGTTTTGATATGTGAATACCATTTTCCGTCCCAATCACTTCCTGTTTCATATCCATATTTATTTACTGTTTTATTTTCAAATATTGTATCTATTCTTTTGATTCCATTATTTCTAGTTCTCACATATTCCCCTATTTTTATTTCATCATAATAACATCCAGGGCATCCTCTTTTTTCTACTTGGCAGTGTTGCCACTCTTTATCACCACATTTCACTTTTGTGTACCTCCATCTTCTAATTTTTTACAATGTTCAAAACAATATAAATGTTTATAATTATCTTTTTCTGTTCTATATAAAAAGCTTGTCCAAGTTAATGAGTACTTACCTTCCTTTTTGCATTGACAACATTCACTTTGTCCGTGCCCTTCTGCTTTAATCATTTATTTTCCCTCCAGTAATTCTTCTAAATCTTCAACAGTAATAACTTCTAATCCTGATATATTTATTTTTTCATTTTCTATTATTTCTTTTATTTTGTCTTTTTCTATGTATTCTTCTAGCAAAACCAGCTTTAATCCTAATTCTTTTAGATTATTATCATCTCCTAACAATTCTTGTAAAATTTCTATTTGACAATCTATATCTTCTTTTAAAAAATGAACTCTTCCATTTGGATTTGTTTCTGTTCTATAATCTCCTAACTTATATAATTCTTCTATCTTTTCTTTTATTTTATCTTTTGATATACTATTCATGTATAAATCTGTTATCTGTATTAGTTTATTTGCTTTTTCTCTATTTGCTTTTTTCAAATCTTTGTTTTCTTCTTGTAGTCTTAATAATTCATTAAGAACTATTGTTTCCATTTCTAATAATTCGTCAGCATTTATCATAATACTTTTATTATTCTTTTCATAATCTAACCAATTTTTCATAAATTTTATAGCTTCTTCTAATTCTTTATTATCTACTTTACTCATTAGCTTTCCTCCTCATCTATTAACTTCCAAAATCTCTCTGCTCCATAATTATCTGTTGTTAATATTTTTCTTAGTTCTTCTAAGCTTATCTCATCTACTGTTATACTATGTTTGTTGCAAAATGCCTCTGTTCCCATTTGACAAGCTCCTGTTATTGCTCTGTATTGCATTCTTGTTATTTTTCCTGTTTTTTTAATTTCTTTCACTATTTTAGATGTGTCTATATTTTTTAACTTTTTAAATGTTAAATCTTCCATTGCTTGTTTTAATGTTTTTCCATGTGCAGATAGTTTATTTTCTACTACGCAATATCCTAATGGAGTTTTGTATATTATTATATTTCCTTTTTTCTTTACTGATTTAACATTTCCCCATAGAATACCATCAAAATATATATATTTTCTTTCTTTGTTGTATCCATTTGATAGTTTTTTTACACTTACTATATTTTCATTGTTAAGTCCTATTACACAACCTCCTACTGTTAAGTTACTTGGTAATTCTGTTATGTTTGTTTCGCTTAGGTATAAACTTCCTCCTACTGTTAAGTTACTTGGTAATTCTGTTATGTTTGTTTCGCTTAGGTCTAAACTTCCTCCTACTGTTAAGTTACTTGGTAATTCTGTTATGTTTGTT